TTATTAAATCCCCATATTCATTCTTGTCATAACCTAAGAACCTTGTGGTATTTATAATAAGTTCTCCCTGCTGAAACTTTTTCTTTATTCTCCACTTTGTATTTTCACTGGCATTTCTGCTTTCTTCTTGGGCAAAAGAAGAGAGGACGGTAAGCATTAGCTCATTGTCCCCTGATAAAGTATTTATATTTTCTTTTTGAAATCTAATTTCTACATTAATTGCTTTTAGTTCTCTTACTATTTGCAGCATTATTGCTGTATTCCTTGCAAACCTTGAAATTGATTTGGTTATGATTAAATCAACCTTTCCAAGCCTGCATAATTGTATCATTTTCTGAAACTCCAGTCTGCTGTCAGTAGTTCCTGTTGTACCTCTATCTGCAAACACACCTATATATTTATAGTCTCGATTACTTCGTATTAGATTTTCATAGTACTCTATTTGATTTTCTAAAGATTCACCTTGGCTTTCGCTATCTGTTGATACCCTTGCATAAGCACACACTCTTTTCTTTTTGCTTTCCTTCTTTATGCTGGGTTCAATAATCCTTACACGCATTCATTTTACTCCTTTCTATCAAATTTGTATTACTATACATCACTCTTAACATGATAAAAGTCAAATTATATATAAAGTGTGTTTATTAGCGTTTATTGTTAGCATTCAGCATACCCACTGTAGTCTTTATAATATTGTAAATATCCTCCTCAGAAAGGCCTGTACATTTTGCAGCTATTTCTTCTGCTACCTTTGCATGCTTTGTTACAGCATCCCAGGCAAGTTCTTTTCCTAGCTGCTCTACTTTATAAACTATATCTTGAGCTACTTCTTTTGCGTGATTGTATTCTTCCAGACCTATCTGTGATTTTAGAGAGTCCTGTTTCTGGTTTATATAAGCTAACTGCTTATTATAAAAAGAACTTTTATCCTCTTTTATTTTCTTTAGTAAAGCTGCACCATAACTTAGAATTGCAGTAATAATTAAATATAGTACATAAGAAATAATGTAGTTTCTATCCATTTTCTTTTCCTCCCTTGGATTATTTTAATAGAGCCGATAAGGTTAGTGGTCCTACTATTCCATCTGCTGCTAATCCCCTTTTAGTCTGAAAATTCTGAGCTGCAGCTAAAGTGCAGTATCCAAAATCTCCATCAGCACCACTTGGACCACAGTTGAAACCTAAGTCTATTAATCTCTGCTGAACCCATTTAACTAGTTCTCCTTTTGATCCTCTTCTAACTAAAGGCAGCTTTGCAATTGCACTATTTGTACATGGACCTGCTATGCCGTCCACTGCGAGTATATTTCCATTATTATCTCTAACTCCAATAGCATTACACAGTTTTTGAATTGAAGCTATTACTGGATTAGAAGGTACTGAAACCTGTGGTATGATTGCTGATGCAACTTGCCCGGTTACAGCCTTAACTATTGCATTGGCAATATCATTGGCATTATACCTATTCATATCCTCCTGAGAATCTACAAAAGAGCACTCTACCAAAACACAAGGCATATTAGTTCTATTTACTACATAAAGATGGCTGCCATCCTTAACTCCTCTATTTGTATATCCTAGTGACTCTATTTCAGCACATATTTTCTTTGCATATTCTCTGCCCTTTTCACTTACAGCATAGACTTCTACACCCTTTCCTCCACCACAATTAAAGTGAATGCATCCGTGAAGTTCTGAACCACTGGCATTTGCCTTATCACATCTAAACTGAAGGGAACTTCCCACATTATTAAAGACCTGTCCATATGGAGTACAATCTACAGCATTATGACCAGGACCTCTAAGTTTTGGTATTATTAAGCCTACCACCTCTTTTGTTAAAACATCCTCCTGTCTTATTCCTACCGCTCCTGTATCTGGAGTACAGTTGTGTCCTGCATCAAAAGATAATATCATTATTCATTCCTCCTATTTTCCTAATACTTTTACGGCACCTACAATTGCACCAAGTATTATAATAGAAAGACCTGCCAGCTTTATGAGTTCAATCATAATAGACTGCCAGGCCTTTATATTCGTATCGCTTTGTGGTTCAGGTATAGTTTTTATTTCTTTTACTGATTGCTTTATATCTGTGATATCTTCTTTAATCATTTTTACATAGACTCTTGTCTCTGCCATTCCTGTTTCTAAATCTCTTATGCGCTGCTCCTGAATACATTTATGTTCATCCATTAAATCACTTCCTTTAATTTAAGTAGATATAATTTGTGCCTGCTCATTAATAATTTATATTAATGAGCAGGCATATCTAGTGGATATACATAATCCACAGTTAAATCATATTGTATTTTCATTGTATTTGTAGAAGTTTTAGTTACTGATGATGCTAGAAGTGTATGTGCAAAAGCAGGAACTAAATATGAAGCACTTAAAGTTCCATTATTTGCATTAATTATTATAAATAGCTGAGTATCTTCATCCCATCTCAAGTAGTAGTAATTATACTTAAATACATCAGAATTTGAAAAATTGCCTATATTTCCACTAATTGATGACATAACACTTAAATCACTTTCGTTTAAAACTGAAATAGTTCCAATTAAATCGCCCAGTTTAACAAATATTTTTCCCTTTGATTTAAGTCTTGATAAACTAATATAATAAGAAGAGTAAGCTGCAATATCTATAGTTTTATTATAAGTGCCATCAGACTTATTATATACTGCTATAGCCCCTCTATTTGATGTCCCATTTTGGGATGCACCTCTATAGGATATTAGAATATATGCATCAGTAACACATATATCCGAAACTGCGGAAAAAGTATAAGGTGAAGTTTTTGAGTAAGAATTTAACAAATTAAAATTCTTATCATACTTTTTAAATGCTCCACTACTTAAAGCAACCCAGTAGGTTTCATAAGTTTTATCATATTCAATTGCATAGACTGGAAATGGCAGCACAATATTATCTTTTGGCATATAAGTTCTTTTATCAATTACGTATAAGATTGTAGATCCAGAAGTTGTAGTAGCATAGTTGTATATATTATTATCATCAACGCATATTGAATTTACAGTTCCACTCCCTGATGTTAATGATATTTTAGTATATAAATTATAGTACCCTGGATAATATATTGACGAGTATGATTCAGCTCCTCCCATAAGATAAATACTTTTAAAGGTTCCATTAGCTGCATTGGTTGGAAAGTCTACTACAAAGTGTTTTCTTTTACTTAAAATAATTTTACTGTTTTCTTCACGAATGTTGGTTAAAGTGGTTTCACTTTGATTTATTGTACCCCTTAAATTATCACTTCCAGAATAAGCATTCCATAAATCAGCATAGCCAATAATATTCCCAAAAGTCCAGTAATCATATAAATCTTCTGGAATATCTCCATCTGTAAGCAGCATACAACTGCAGGGATTATCAGTTTCTCCATTACAATTTGAAATAAAATTATCAATATAGTTGCTTAAAATTCTTCCACAAAAAGCATCTAAATAAGCTGCATTAGCATATACTGGAGTTATTCTGTTTTCACTTTTTGCTTCATAAGTTTTCTTTCCTGTTGAAGCATCAAATAGTTCCACTGAAAATACGCCTCTCATAGGATAGCCTTTTAGTTTATATTTAGTTATCTCTTTTAATTTTCCAGTGATTAAATCTTTGTTATATGTTAAACTTTCTCTTACAGCCATAACTAAACCTCCCTCCCTTAGCTTAAAATTATGTTTACTGCTTCCGTTATATTTTTATTTAAATTATAAATTGATCTCGGTATCATTTCTCCCTTTTGTTGAGTAATTGGTTCAGCAATTATTACATTTGTATTTTCACCTGAGTAAACTCTATCTGTATAATTAATGTATAAATAATGCAGTAATTCACTAACTTCTGCATGTGGACGCTCTGCACTTAGTCCTCCTTGTAGATTTCTACCATCAAGCATACATTGACAGTTAAAGGCGGGAATAGTGAAAGTTCCAGTGTCCACAGATAAATTTATGCTTAAATAGTGAGCCCCAGCTTGTACCTGTGGTACGCCTAAAGGTATTCCTATAACATTATCCCCCTGCTGCAATTTTTGTTTTGGAGTAAAAGCTATAGTCTTATTATCCAGCTTAATATTTATTGTTAAGGTATTTACTACACTGGCTGTTCCATAAATTGAAACTAAACATGTAAGATTTGTATTGCTTACTGCCGTTACTCCTAGATATATTGCCTCAGTTGAAGTTGCTCCTATAGATAGTGAACTTACATTTGAATAATACATCATAGCACTTAGTGCCTGTGCTACTTTATTTCCTAATTCATCGGTGGCAGTTTTAACTATTGCATTTACATCCTGTATTGGCTTTTTAGGCTGACCTAAAGTTACCTTTGTATTCAAACCAGTTAATCTATCTATTACTATTTTTACCACAGGCACTTTAACATTTATATCCCATTTACTATGCTGAAGTGCTACTATATCTCCTATATTTACAGCTTCAAGATGTGCGTAGTTTTCATATTCCTTTGTTTTTGATAATTCTAAGAAATCAACCTCTATAGTGGTTCTTTCAAGTCCTATAGTTTCGGCAGCTTCCTGTGCAAGAATTCTTAGTGTAGGCTCATCATCTGCGCCAAATTGAACCTTCCTAACTATAGGAAAGGGTGGATATTCTTCACCTCCCCAATTTACAATACTTATATATTTTTCAGAAAGCTTTAATCCATTATTACCTACAGGAAATAACTTAGTTACAAGTTCAGTAGTATCAGTGATAATATTTATGCCCTGAATATTCTTGCCATACCTTACTGTTACACCATTGTCTTTACCTATAGTTGTTAAGATTTTTATGTCATAGTTATCTCTATATAATTCACCCAAATTCCATCTCTCAATAATCTTAAATATTGCTTCTGCTACATTACACTGAACCATATATAAAGTATTTGATAAAACTATGTCACTGTCAACGGTATAAGTATTAGGTAGATCTCCTATCATGGCTTTAGTCATAGCTGTTTTTATACTACAATTTTCAGCTCTTGTATCTTCTATAAAATAGTAAGATAAATCATAGAAAATATGCAGTGCCCATACTTTAATAGTTTTATCTCTATCACTTTTTTCATATTTATATATTCTAAACAACTGACCATTATCAATTTTTATAATATTGTATTTATCAAAGTATACAGCCTTTTTTGAATATACTGGATACTCAATATACAATGAATAATCTCCATTTAAATCTTCAGTAACTTCACATTTAATGCATTCATCAAGCACTGCCAGTCCATTATTATTGAAATTACCTTTAGTGGTCTTTTTATTATAAATGCATATCATTTATAACCACCGCCAGTTAGGTGTTACTTCTAATTTAGTAACAGCTCCTGTCCAAGATATATTATTATCACTTACATTAAGAATAGGAAATTCTCCATTCATCTTATTATTTAAGTTGCTTCCATTATCATCGTAGCAATCCTGCAAAAACGTATCTATTATTATATGTCCATTTATTCCTGTTAGCTGCAGCACCTGTGAGCCTATAGTTAAAATTATATTTCCACTGCCAAAGACCTTTATTTTAGGTTCAGCATATACTGTTCCAATGTTATTTACTATTCCTTGAGAATTCACAGTTATAATAGAATTATCTACTACATACTTAAAGGGCCTACAGTTAAATATTATGGGAAACTCACTGAAAAACTTATAAAGCTGACTAAAATCAATAGCATTAACTACTTGAGCAATATACTTCTTGTCAGCTTGAAAGTTAAATATCAAATCACTTTCACCTGCTTCAAAAAGCCATGCTTTTATAGCATCAATTTTATCTGCAATATTTAAATTGTCCTTTACCGAGCATTCAACGGTTAGTGTTATATCCTCATAAGTTTTTTCATCAAACCTTAAATTAGAATTTCTTCCTGGAATATTTATAGTATTTATTCTACGTTTAGGAGAAGGAAGGGTTGGTCTTTTAGCTATTAAAATTCCAAAATCATCATAACTATTTTTACCACCAAAATTAAAACTAAGCATTCTAAACTCCTCCCTTTCCCATAGCAATTCTCTGCCTATAGAATTCTAATTCATAGGCTAGTCTTTCTATATCCTTTTCAGTGTAGTTATTAAAGTGTTCAATTTTTAAAATGAAGCTACTTTTGTTATTCCTGTTTTCATTCTGAGTTTGACTGTCTTTACTGAGGCTTTCTGTTGATAAAGTTGATGTTTTAGTATTGATTTTCATATCTAAAGAAAGACCTTTTATAGCTTCAGACACAACATTCTTATTTCTATTTATACCTTCTGCAAGACCCATCATAAAATCAGGCATCCAGCTTTCGTAATCAGTAAGTGGCCCTTCATCTGGAACAGAAAAATGTAGATAACTTCTTATTTTAGCGGCTAAACCACTTACTGCATCCTCAACTTTTCCAATAGCAGACCTAATGCCGTTTATGATTCCCTGAACAAAGTCTGCTCCGTAACTAAAGGCTTTACCTGGCAAACTTGCTAAATAACTTAGTGCATTATTAATACCACCTTGAATAGAAGATTTTATACTGCCTATAGTACTGCTTACTCCATCTCTCATTCTTGCAAACATATTAGAACCATAATTATAAAGCCTTCCTGGAAGTCCAGAGAACCAATTTAAAATACCATTCCATATATTAACTACATTTGCTTTAATATTACTGCAGAGATTTATTACAGTTTCTTTTAAATTGTTCCAAGCACTTACGGCTGTATTTTTTATAGCCTCCCATATATTTGTTAAAGACGTCTTTATATTATTACCTATATTCTGTATATCAGATTTTAACTTTGTAAAGTTTCCTGTAACTACATCTAAGATTATAAGTACAACCCCTAGAACAATATTTTTTATAATATCCCACACATTTTGAAATATTGTTTTAAAGAAATTTAAAGCTGGCTCTAGAAAAGTTTTTATACTGTTAAGTCCACTGCTTATAGTATTTTTTAAGTTTTCCCAAGCAGTCAGTGTTGCAGTTTTTACATTCTCCCATGCAGTAACTATAGTTGTCTTTATATTTTGAAATGCTAGAACCAAGTTGTTCCACAGTTCTCCTGCTTTAGCCTTTATGGTATCCCAATTTTTATATAGAAGAACTCCTATAACTATTAAGGACGTTATTGCAATTACAGCTATACCAATGGGACCAGCTATAAGTGCCATTACGCCTCCTGCTGCTCCAACTGCTGTGCTTATACTCCCAAATAAAGTTACTAAACTACCTCCTACAGTAATTACCTGCCCTATAATTGCAAGTACTGGTCCTAAGGCTGCAACTATTAGTGCTATTTTAACTATAAGCTCCTGCTGACCTTTTGAAAGTCCTTGAAAGCCGTCCATTATAGATTTTATGGTAGCTATAAGTGTTTCTAAAACTGGTATAAGTATTTGTCCAAATTGTATACCTAACTGCTGTGCTTGCTGCTGCATAATTCTTAATTTATTTGTAGGTGAATCCATGGTTCTACCAAGGTCACCTTGAGCTTTACTTGTACTTTGCATTATGAGTCCAAATCTAGCAGATATCTTCTGCTGTTCTGTCATCTCCTGACCTTGTTTTGCTAAGCCCTGCTGGAGAGCATAGGTTTTTACTGCAGTATCTGATATATTAATACCTAAACTTTTTAAAGGTTCAGTTTCACCGCTTATCCCTGCTCTTAGCTTCTCAAAGGCTTCTTCTGGCTTTAAATTATAAAAACTAGCCATATCATAAGCTAGTTTAGTTAAAGAAGTACTCATGTTATAAGCTTCCTCCTCGGTAAGGCCCATAGATCCAAGCATAACATTAAAAGTAGCCACATTTTTACGTACTTCATAGGCATTAAGCCCAAGAGATTTACTTATATCCTCTGACCAGGTTCTAGCAGTACCAGCCATATTACCCATAGAAACTTCAAAAAGGTTTTCTGACTCTACAGCATCCATAGCCATTTTAGTAGCAGCAGTTCCTATACCTACAAGTGGTGCTGTTATTCCTATTGAGAGTTTACTTCCTATATTTGAAAACCCTTCACCTACAATTTTCATTTTATTTCCCATGGTATCTAAACTTTTACCCAAGATAGTCCACTTACTGCTTTGAACCTCTACTTCTTTATTGGCTTTAGATAATTCACTTTCCATTTGTGAGAGAGTTTGTTTAGCTTTATTAAGTTTTATTTCAAGTTCTTGAGTAGCTCTACTGTCTTTGCCTTTAGTATCAGCACTTTTAGCATAAGCCTCTGTAAGTACACTGACCTTTTGTTTCTGAAAGTCTAATTGTTTAGAAAGACTTTCTGACTTTAATTTAAGTCCATCAAGACCTTTTGCATTTTCACTAATGGCTGCTGTATTAGCTTTAAACTCACTATCAAGAACTCTAAGATTTCTATTAATACTGCTGATACCATTTTGAAATCCACTTGAATCTAAACCTATTTTTACCGCTAAACTTCCGATTTCTTCTGCCACTCTCTCACCACCTTTACAATATATTTAAAACAACATTTAAATTCTTCCTGTATTCCTTGTTTGCTCTATAAATCAAAATATCAAAGTAATAGAATATATCCATTTCATCAATATCATTTAGTGTCCAGCTCTGCTCTAAAAGCTGAGAATAAATTTCTTTAATAAAATCAAGCGGAGATAGCTTTTCCTCTGCTTCTCCGCTTACACGTTTGGGAATTCCTTTAATTTATTTCCCATAGTTCCCACTATTCCATTTATACTGTTATTAAGAGTTTCTATAAGTTTATCTGCATCAAGTCCATCATAGAAATCGTCTCTTGTGAATTTGTTTCCATAAAGCTCTACTACAAAATCAACTAAACCATCTAAATTCTTGGTTTTTAGATTATTAAAATCTATATTTTCATTTATCTCTATAGCTTTTCTAAGCATACGAGTCTTAACTTTAGGCATTACATAAGTTTTGTTCTCTAAGACTAATTCCACATTTTATTCCTCCAATCTTTTATATTAAGCTGCTGGTGCATAGACATTATTAAACCAAGCAGTTCCTCCAGTAAAGCCACTATCTTCATCAGCAGTATACTTCCACTTACCATCTGCTCTTGTAAGGAATGTACCTTTAAGCTTTGGTGTTTGGAATTTTGTTTTATCTTCCTGGGTTGAGTGTTCTTCTTCTGGTTCACTGAATTTACCCTTAAGAAGCCAAACATATCTGTACTTGCCATTTGCCTTTTTTACCTTAAACCCTATAGCTACATAAGGAGCTATATCATCAGCTTCATAACTCATTACTTTACTTGTAGCATCTAAAGTATGTCCAAGAAGTACTGCCTGAACCTCTAAGGGTAGATCCTGAGTTTCAATTTCTACATCTACTTCACCAAGACTTGATACTGTTTCAACTGCTCTATTATCAGCATATAGAGTATCTGAATTACTCTTAGGACTTATCTTTACATTTATTGCTGGTGAAATTAATGTTGGTGTACCATAGCTTACTAATGCTTCATCTGTTAAAACTGCATAGACTAAATTTTCTACTCCTATAGGAGCACTATTTATTGTTCCAGACATACATTATTACCCCCCATTCTTCTAATTTAAGTAAAAAAATCTCATTGCCTTATGATATATCTTTGTATCACTTTCAAATAAATCAGCCGCAGAAGTTCTTATAAACCCTGCGGCTTTCATATAATCTTTTATGTTATCTACAAGCTCTGTATAATCATTTTTGCTCCAAAGATCTATTTGAATATAATATCCTGTAGCTTTTTCTTCATTGTCAGCATACTGCTCACCCTGTTCTAAGTAATTAAAAAATGTTATATAGGTATTTTCCTTACCATTGTATTTTTGAAAAGAAACCGGTACATTGAGAGGTTTTAAAGCTTCAATTATTAAATTGTTTATCACTTTAAACCCTCCTTTAAAGCTTCAGCTATATTTTTCTGTATTGTGTTTTTATTTTTCTCATAGGCTGGCTGTAGAAATGGTCTTGCAGGCATTTTAGAAGTTCCAAATTCTAAGAATTTACCATAAAATATCTTTGAGTTGTCTCCTTTATCTATGCCTACAAGAATATATTTGACCCCTTCTTTATTTTTTACATTACTTATCTTAAGACCTTTTCTAAGGTTACCACTTCTATCGTTAAATGCATTTGTTGCCTTTGCATCTTCAAGCACAGGTCCCGCAGCATTTTTTAGTGCTTTGTTTTCTAATCTACTAATGTTTGTACCAACTTGCTGAAGCTTATTTAATATCTCATCAACACCTGTAAGCTCTATATCAGCCACTGCGGTCCACCTCCAAGGCTTTTATTTCTATATATTTATTTTCATACTTGATGTTATCTATAGAAGTTATGTTATACTGTTTTTCTTGAAATAATATTCTCATATCAGTAGTTAAACTAGATAAATATCTTATCATAAACTTTACAGTTTTCTCTGCCTGCACCTCTGCAGCTTGATAATATTCTCTACCAGTTAAATTTGAAACTGATGCCCAAACTGTTTTATAGTCCTCCCAAGCTTCAGTCTCAAATCCATTTTCATTTACTACTGTAGTGAACTTTTGAAAGGTTATTCTATGTCTTAGATCACTAGCTGACATTCCATCACCAGCTTTCATTACGATAGGCAAACATTAGTCTTGTCATGGTATCCATAACTGTTTTTACCTCAAAAATTTCACGCTGTTCATACATATTATCCACAGCAAATAAAACAGCTTGTTTTACTGTTTCTGGTATTTCAGTAAAGTCTGTTAAGGTAAATCTAAGTATTCCCTCACAGATCTCCTCAGCTGTAAGAATAAAATTAGTGATGAGTGTATCTTCCTCATTACCATCAACTCTTAAATATAATTTAGCTTCTTCAAGTGAAATAATCATACACTCACCTCCAATTTATTCTTCTGATTAATTTGTTGCCATAATTCCTGCATTTTTAAGTTTTGTAAGCAGAGCATTAAAATCATCTTTAAGTGCTGTTATATCTGCAGCAGTGCTGTCAGCTTGTGTAGTTGCCCTAGTCAGTGGTGTACCATTAATTTTAATTTGACCCTCAGCAGTAACTTCTAGTATGCCGCTTACAACCCATTTATCTCCACCTTGCTCTGCATAATTTTTTACGTTACTCATATTCCACCACCTACGCTTTCATCTGTAAAACTTTAATAGTTTCAGGAAGTATTAGTTTTCCATCAACTCTTTGTGTTGCTTTAAAACCCACCTGCCCTGTTGCTGCATATAGTTCATTTAATCTTTGAAAGGATCTACCTTGTCTATCAGCTACCCAATAGTAGCTAAGATCACCAAAGGCTATAGTCTTTGCACTAGATCCCAGTGTAGGTGCATAAGCAGAAGTTTTTACTGGCCTATTTAAGATAGTATCTGGTTGTCCTGCTGTAACAGATGGCTGCCATAAATACTGACCGCTGCCATCCTTTAATTTTCTTATAGCCTTAACGGTAGCATCATTCATTAAAAACACAGAGTTCTTTCTATATGGAGATTTAAGTGAATAGAATAAATCCATAATCTCATCAAATGTAATAGTTGTAGCACTTGCCGTTGTAACTCCAAGTTCTGCTCCACTAGTTGCATTAAATATTCCTGTTGGCTTTCCTGTACCATCACCAATAAAGAAGGCTTCTTCTTCCTTTGCACCAATTCTTCTTGCAAATTCTTTTGCTATATAACTCTCCAAATTAAAAACACTATCATTAAGAAGTTCCTCAGAAACCTTAATCATAGTGGCTAATTTATATGCTCCAATTGATACTTGAGAGAATGCATCATCTGATTCAGGAATAGCACCCTCTTCATCCACCCAGGATGCAGTTCCTTTAGTTGCAACCACAGGAATTTTCTTGTCTCCTGAAGATGTAGTTATTATATTTGCAAGCTGCCTGAATATATTTTGTTCTTCAAGAGACTCAATTAATGTTTTTTCAAACTCGTCTGGTGCAAGGAAACCACCTTCACTATCAGTTCCAACCTGCAGAGCATTATGCACATCAAAGCTATTTTTATTTCTCATAGCCTTCCAGAAAAAATCCTTATATTCATTTGATGCTCGTCCTGTTTTTTCTTCAGCAATACTTCCCTTAGGATTATTTTTAATTGCACTAGAAGTTGCCTTTGAAAGTTCTAACTCAAGAGTGGCTTGTCTTTCAAGTCTATCTATTTCTTTTCCTAAGTTTACTACATCAGCTTCCATTTTTTCATAAGTTGCAGTATCCTCAGCTGATAATAATCCATTTTCATTTCTCTTGCTATCTAGGAAAGCCTTTGTACTGTCCCATAGTTTAGCTCTTTTTTCTCTAAGTTCTAATATTTTATTCATGTATATTCCCCCAAATCTAATATTTTAAAAGATCAAGCCTTTTAAGTAATTGCTCATACGGTGTGCCTATTTCTGTTGTATGCTGTGTTTGTTCTACCTTAGGTATCTTTCTCATTAAGGCATTAGTTACAGTTACTTTATCAAAGATAAAGCCATCAGTTGTTTCTTCCTCAGTATCAGTATCCTCATATAAAACTTTATCTGCAAAACCAAGTTCTACTGCTTTTTTAGCACTAAACCAAGTTTCAGAATCCATCATTTTTGATATCTTATTTCTAGTAAGTCCTGTCTTTTGCTCATAAGCATTGATTATACTTTCCTTTACCTCTGACAGCATATCAATTCCACTTTGAAAATCAGATTCTTCTCCAAAAATAACTGTAGATGGATTATGAATCATCATCATTGCCACAGGTGACATTAATATTTCACTTCCCGCCATAGCAATAACTGATGCAGCACTAGCTGCTATGCCATCAATTTTCACTGTGACTTTGCCTTTGTATTCCTTTAACATTGTATAAATTTGACTTGCAGCAAAAACATCACCCCCTGGTGAATTAAGCCACACTGATATATCCCCTTCAGATGCTGTAAGTTCAGACTTAAACTTTTTAGGAGTAATGTCATCATCAAACCAACTGTCCTCTGCAATATATCCATCAAAATAAAGAGTCCTTCCATCTTCATTCTTTACCCAATTCCAAAACTTCTTGCTCACTTTTCCTCCCCCAATCCTGTACTATTCTTATTAGCGAATGCCCCTGCATCAGCTAACTTTGTCATGTTCCCATTAATTAAATACAAATCTCCACCAAGCTCCTCTGGTATTTTATTGAGATTTTCAAGTTCTCTTATGTCATTACTTGATAACCAACCATTTTGCCTTCCTATGGCATAACCATTCATTCTACTTTGGTAGTCACCTCTAAGCAGTCCATCTACATTAAACTTAACAAAATACTGTTTCTTTTCACTTTCAGTAAACAAAGCTCTTTTAATTGCTTGTTCCCATCTGACTACCCAAGGATCGAGGGTATACATTACAAATTCCAGTGACTGCTGCTCAATATTAGAAAAACTTGATTTATCAAGATCTCCTATCATATGAGGTGGAATTCTAAATATCCTTGCTATTTCATTTATTTGAAACTTCCTAGTTTGTAAAAACTG